CGTTATATTATTAATTTCTATAATGCTGTAAAACGAAACACAACTATTGATTTTAATTTTATTTGCCTGACTACTCTTGATCCTTTTTGTGATGATTTTGAATTTAAGAAATTAGAAGTGCCATCATGGAAGGGTTGTCTGCCTAAATTTGCTATGTTTAACCCAGAATTAGGTTTAGAAGGTAGAGTCTTTGCTTGTGATTTAGACGTATTTGTTGTTGGAAGTATGAATGAATTATTTTCTTATGACGGTTACTTTGCAACAAGGAGTGCTTTCAAAGGTCCAAAATTGTCTGGTGGTGATATGGTGGGGTTTGAAGGTGGTGATTTAGAATGGATCTGGAAGATGTTTAATGACCATACAGAACGAGTAGAGAAACGAACTGGAGGCCGGGAACGTTTTTTATATCGTGATTTTCTGCATGATAAAATGGATTTCTTTCAAGATATTTACCCAGATCAAATTATCAGTTATAAAGCTCATATAATGAAGAAGAAACTAAAACAAATACCCACTAATGCAAGATTAATCTCTTGTCATGGTTTTCCAAGACCACATCAAATCACTGATGAGTGGGCTGAATTGAATTGGAGGTAATCATGCCTGGAACTGAAAACCCTATATTAATTACTGGTGCAGCAAGATCAGGAACATCTATGGTAGCTGGTGTCATTCATTTGTGCGGTGCGTGGAAAGGAGATACTAGTGGTCCTAATAAAAATAATCAAAAAGGTATGTTTGAAAACCATGTAATCAGACAGCAAATTGTAAAACCCCATTTAATGAGTATCGGTGCTGATAAAATGGGACAGTATCCACTGCCTGATGTTCAGAATTTAAGCATACCTGTTGATTGGCATGATAAGGTTGTTTCTGAGATAAAACGACAAGGATATCAAGACGAAAAAACATGGATGTATAAGGGTGCTAAGATGTGTTTGACTTGGCCCATTTGGGACTATGCGTTTCCTAATGCTAAATGGATCATCGTTCGAAGGAGAACACCAGATATAATTAATTCTTGTCTACGTACTGGTTTTATGTCTGCTTTTGCTAAGAAAGGAAATCAAGCCAGTGTCAGTGCTAAAAATGAGTACGATGGTTGGTTGTGGTGGGTAAGGCAGCATGAACTTCGTTTTAGTGAAATGATTACTGCTGGCCTGAATTGTAAGGTTGTTTGGCCTGATCGGATGGTAAATCATGATTATTCTCAAATAAAAGAAGCAATTGAGTGGTTAGGACTTGATTGGGACGGTCAAAAAGTGTTAGATTTTATTGAGCCTAAGTTATGGCACGCAAGACATAAAAAATAGGTGAAAACATGGCAGTACGAGTAACAGAAACAGAAGTCTTAGCAATTATTCCAGATGATCTTGAGAGTAGTGATGATATTACTCCACAAATCACTGCTGCTAATGCGGTTATTGATGCCACAATTAGTTCTTCTGATAGTGTTAGTTCTGATTTACTGAAAGAAATGGAACGTTATTTGTCTGCTCATTTTGTCTATATGACGATATTACGGCAAGCAAAATCAGTTGCTATTGGTGGCGAAGACAGGGCTGAAGAAAAATACGGTGATTTAGGTCTTAATTTAGACGCAACAACATATGGTCAAATGGTTAAAATGCTTGACCCAACAGGTAAAATGGATACGGCAGGGAAAAGAGCAGCTTCAATAACAGCAGTAACTTCATTTGAATAGAGGACATATGTCTTTTCCAAATAAATACTTAAAACAAAAAGCTGTTTATTGGGCTAAAACAGGTATTGATGGTTTCCATAAGACCACGTATGGGACTCCTGTAGAAATTAATTGTAGATGGGAATACGGTAATAAATTAGTTGTTGATGATCTTGGAAAAGAACGTAATTCTAAAGCAACTGTTTTTGTTGACCGTGATATGAATAATGATGATGGGATTTATTTTGGAACTTTAGATTCATTGAGTGCTTCGGAAAAAGCAGATCCAACTTTAATTAATGAGTTTGAAGTTATTAAGCAGTATAAGAAGATACCGAGTGTTTCAGCTAAAAAGTTTTTGAGGGTGGTATGGCTATAAGAACAGGATTTAAAGCCGGTCAGGTTGAGAATTTAATTAGGAATCTGAATAAACAGGTTACTAAGATGGAAGATCGTTCTCTACAGAGTCTTATAAGTGCTGCTGCTTTGATTCGTAGAAGTGCAGATTCTCAATCACCGAAAATTCCTGTTGATTTAGGTAATTTAAGAAAAAGCTGGTTTACAGTGACTTCCAATCAAAAAGTTATAGCTGGTAAAAGTCCTAATTTTACAGGAAAACAAACAGCTAAATTGAGTGCATCTCATGCAGCAGCAATTAGGCACAACATGGGAGTTTTAAAGCGAACAAAAGGACCAGCAGTTAGGTTTGGTTTTTCAGCTTTTTATTCAACGATAGTTCACGAAATGCAAGGCGTTACTTGGTCAAGAAAAGGGTCTGGTCCTAAATATTTAGAAGCATCTTTAAAACGAAATAAAGATGAAATTATGAAAATAATACAGAAAGGAGTGAAAATACCCAAATGAGTGATGTCAGTACAGCTAATGCTCCATCTGTAGATATTAAAGATTTTCTTGAGGAGAGCACTTCAGGGTTAGGGTTGATTTTTGGGACTGACTTATTTATAGGCATTGCTCCTGAAAATCCTGATCAGGTTGTTTGTTTATATGACACTCTTGGTTTTCCACAAGAGAAATACGGTAAAGAAAATCCTGGATTACAGATTTATGTTCGGGATAATTCATACACGGTTGGTCACGCATTAATTAGAGATATTAAGTATCTCTTACATAATAAAAACGGATTTATTATAAATGGAACTAACTACATTTTAGTTCAATGTGTTTCTGATATTGGTTTTTTAGGAATTGATGAACGTAATCGTTATCAATTTTCTGTTAATTTCCAGATCACACGATCTGGTACGTAGAAAGGAGGCAGTATGACTCAAGCATTTGCAGGAGTTGGAGCTTTATTTAGAAAATGGAGTGGTACAGCTTGGGTGAGTCTTGGAGAAGTCATTAGTATTTCTGGTCCTAGTATGTCAAGGAATACAATTGACGTAACAAGTCTTGCTTCAACTGGTGGTTATCGTGAATTTATTGCTGGTCTTCGTGATCCCGGTCAGGTTACCTTTCAGATGAATTTTATCAGGGATGATTATGATGAAATGAAAGCTGATTTTGAGTCTGATACGGTTCAGGATTACGAGATTGTTTTACCGGATCTTGAAAAAACAAGTATCGAATTTCAGGGATTAGTAACTGAATTGCCGGTAAACGTTCCTGAAGAAGCAGTAACATGTAATGTGACAATTAAAGTAACCGGACAGGTCACTGTTGAATCTGGTTCTGGTTCATAATTAAACTGTCCTTAATCATAGGACACACCTAAAAAGGATATCTTAACCATGGATAAAAACTTTGTAGCAAAACTTCGTAAAAAAATACTTGAAAGTGACGATCTCCCTGTTGAAAAAGTAGAAGTTCCTGAATGGGGTGGTGCTGAAATTTATATCAGGGCTATGAATGGAAAGGAGCGTGATGAGTTTGAATTTTCACTCCTTGATAATAAAGGTGAAATCTCTAAAGAAAACTTTAGAGCAAGATTGCTGGTTCAAACGCTTTGCGCTGATTCAAAAGGTGAGTACCGGATCTTTTCAATGGACGATATTGAAGCCTTGGGTAAAAAAAGTGCTGCTGCACTGGATCGGTGTCTTGAAAAAACAAAAAGTTTATCAGGAATTTCTGACGAAGATCAGGAGAAGATGTTAAAAAACTCCGAAACTCCCCAAGAAGAAGGTACTGGTTAAATCTTGCCAGATATTGGGGAGAAAAAGATGTAGATACCTTGTTAGAATCAATGACAGCAAAACAAGCACAGGAGTGGGAAATGCACGGCATAGTAAGTCCATTACCAGATGAAAAAATAGTAAATGCTTTAGCCAATTTTGCTTGTTTTGTGGCTAATGTGTTTGCTCCAAAAAAGGATAAATCTCCTTGGAAATTGAGTGAATTTGTTCCAAAGTATGTTGAATCTGATGAAGAAATGATGAAAAAAGCTGATGATTTCAGGGATAATCTACTTGAAGCCTTCAGATCGAAAAAAGAAAGAACAGCACCAACATCCGGTAATTACGCAGTTGAGAAAGTTTTGGGTGATTTAAAAAATACACCACCAAAGAGGTTACAGTAATGGATATAGGATCATTAATAGCTACAATTGGTGCTGATATTTCAGAATTAAGAAAAGCTGTAGAACGTTCTGAAAAATTATTAGATGGATATGTTTCTAAAACAAATAGCTCTTTGAAAAAAAGTGATACTCAATGGAAACGCCACGCTGACACTGTAGATAAACAAATGATGAAGATGAAAAGATCCACTCAAGGCTTACAGACTGCTATTGCTGGACTAAGTTTTGGTGTGATTGCTATGGATCTTATTGAAACTACAGCACGATTAGAAGGCCTAGAAAATGCTTTTGTGTCCATTACTGGTTCTACTAAATTAGCTAATGAAGAATTAGAGTTTTTGTCAGAATTAGCTGATAAATATAGATTACCTTTAAAGGTTGTTGAGGATGGTTTTAAAGATATTTCAGCAGCAGCAAAAGACACTACATTAGAAGGTAAAAAGTTAAAAGATATCTATACTGCTGTTAACCAAGCAAGTATTGTTTTAGGGCTGAGTACAGAAGACACAAGAGGGGCATTACGAGCAATTGGTCAAATGATTTCAAAGGGTAACGTGCAAGCAGAAGAATTGAGAGGTCAGTTAGGCGA